GTGAATATCGGCATGATCACTCACCGTCCTCGGTCCATGTGATCTCGCTGACGTGTCCGACCCAGCCGGTCGCGATGGATCCGCCCTGGAGGAGCATGTCGGTGATGTTGATGGTTCCGGTGCAGTCGGTCACGCAGATGCGGACTCGTATTTTGCTGACGCGTCCGTTCTGCGGGGAGACCGCCTGCGCCACGTGTGAGAATGAAGCCATAGGGGTTCCTCCTTTACATCAGATCGATGAACCGTGTCTCCGTCGTCCCGTCCTCGTATTCGAAGGTGACCTCCACGCCGACCTGCCCGCTTTCGCCCATCGTGAGGTCGTCCGATGCGATCTGGCAGGAGAAGGTGTAGCTGTCCCGGTTCGCGGGGGTCACGGTCTGCGTCAGGCTTTTCGTGGTGCCGAGCGCGCCCTCGCATTTGAAGGACGCGGTTCCGGAGACGCCGTTCTCCGTATCCACCTCGAATCCGGAGTTCTCCCAGTAGGAGAGGCCGGAGTCGGCGCGGGAGTTCTTCAGGTGGTTGAACGGGACCAGGTCCTGCATCTCCTGGCTGTCGACGAGGTTCGCACCGGCGAGCGTGTCGGCGGCGGCGTCCCACTGGGAGGAGGAATCGCCGAGCTCCCGGAGGGTGGTGGACAGTTCGAGGACGGTGTTCCACGGTTCTCGCAGGTTGTATTCCCGGCGGACGATCCTTGTCTTGATGGAAAGGTCCAGCTCGTCGTCCTTCACGGTCACGATGTCGCCGAGCTTCCATGTCTCGTGCTCGTAGCCGGTGAGGGCGGAGAGGTCCATTGCGTTCAGGACGTAGGAGACGCGCGGGCTTGCGTAGTCGGCGAGGCGCATGTTGGCGTATTCCAGCATCTGGTATGGGTTCGTGAAGTTCGAGCAGTCGAGCGTGGATATGCGGATCTCGTCCGTGTAGGTGGTGTCCTCGACGTATTCCTTGCCGTCGTTGATGGATGCGAAGGTCATGCCGTCCTTGCCGTAGGCGTAGAGCCTTGTGATGAGGCTCTGCGTGTCGATGACGCGCTTGATGGACTTCATGTTCTTCCTGTAGCAGAAGAGCGCGCCGGAGTCCGTGCCGCTGAACGTCAGGAGGCTCACGGTCTTGCTTTCGTTGTCGAAGATGAGGTCGCCTCCGTGGAGGTCCTGCACCTTCCTCAGGATCGCGAGGGCGTTTTTCTCCGTGGAGGTCCAGGTGCGCTTCGTGCGGACGTTGACGGTTCCGAGCGTCCAGCCGGTGTCCTTGAGCGCGTAGGCCATCGGGGCGTCCGCCGTGTCCGCGTTGAAGGTCTGCTCCGTTTTCTTCACGGAGAATCCGAGGTCGTAGAATGCGGCCTCGGCGTACACGGAGGTGATGGCGGTGCCCTGCTCGTTCTTCTCGTCCGTGATCGTGCGGATGCGGTAGGTGCCGCCGTCGACGGAGATCTGTTTCTCGTTTTCGAGATACCGGCGTTTCCCGTCGCGGAACGGGAGGTTGAATTCGAGCGTGTCGATGCCGTTGATCTCGCCGGTGGCGATGATGTCGTAGGCGTTTTCGAGCACGGCCTCCGGATTGCCGTCCTTGTCCATGACAAGGAGGCTTGTCTGGTCTGCCATTTTCTGTCACCTCCATCTGCTTCGTGCGTTGATGACGAGTTTCCTGAACGCCGATTTCCCGGGCACGGAGAGGCTGATTCCCTTGAGGGTTGGTGTCTTGGATGTGTCGGTTGTCGTGAGCGTGAGCCGGAGGCGGATGTATTGCCCCGCCGCGGACTTGACGCTGCCGTCATCCGCGAGTGCCGTCCAGTCGCTCCATGTCGTAAGGTCGTCGGATGTCGAGGTCTCGACGCCGATCCCGGTCCCGTCCGGCAGGTCCGCGTCCACGGAGACAAGGCAGGTGCCTTCGATCCCGTAGGCGACGGCCGCCGTGGTGAGCGTCCCTGACGATGGGTATGCGCCGCTCGTGGCTTTCAGGGTCACGGCGTTTTCCGTGGTGAGCCCGTCCACGCTGGCGTCGGAGTCGGCGGCGTTTGCGGACAGGGATTCCCGGAGCCACAGGGAGATGTCGTCCGCGGTGAGGCTGGAGTCGCAGTCGAGGAACCAGTCGTCGAAGTTTCCCGCGTACCAGTAGGAGTCGGCGTGCATGCCCCAGATGAGGTCTGCCGTGCAGGACGCGTTGAGCGTCCCGGTGAAGCTGAGAAGGTCGGATTCCCATACCGCGCCGGTGCTCCGGTTTCCGAGGATGTACTGGGCGGTCTTGGCGGTCGGCCTTATGAGGCATGCGATGAAATACCAGGTGGCGTTCTCCAGCGTGAAGGACGGCGTCACGGACTTGTCGAGGATCAGCGTGCCGGATGAATCGTAGAGCATGATCCTCGGTTTCCCGGACAGGAGCGACAGGTAGAGGATCGGCTGGCCCGGGCCGTAGCGCGTGTTGAAGAGCGGGCAGAAGGTGTTCCCGACCGAGTAGGTGGTCGGCATGAACCATCCGCCGACGGCGATCGTCTCGCCGAGCGTCTGGAAGATCGTGCCGTCGTTTGTCACCTTGAGGTAGGTCTTCTCGGTCGATGGGGAGTTGATGTTCATCCGGAAGGACCGTCCGAGATGTCCTGAAGGCAGGCTTGCGGTCGTCCCGCTCCAGCCGCTGATCACGGCGCTGCGGCCCTTGCCGGATGAGTCCGTGAGGCTCGTGGCGGAGTCAGGCTCGGATTCGTTGAACCGCCACAGGCCGTCCGTTCCCCATGAGGATGGCACCTGCCCGGTGAACGCGTCCTGCGTGCTGAGCTCCTTCACGGCCTTTGTCGTGCTGCTGTCTGCGTCGATCATGAGCGTGTTCTCCCCGGCCTTGAGCTTCGGGAAGTTCAGGCTTCCGATGAGCGGCAGGCCGTTTCGGAGCGTGTTGCCGTCCTGGTCCGTGATCTTTGCCGTCATGAGCGAGGAGTCGATCACGAGGATCTCGTCCTTCGCGAGTTTTCCGTTTATTTCGAGCGCCTTGCCGTTCGTGGTGATGACGGCTTTCGTGTCTTTCGTGAGCTCCGCCGTGAGGGAGTAGACCGGGAGGGAGTCCGCGTTCCCGAGGCTCCGGCTTACCGTGAAGGAACCGGGTTCGGTGAATTCGTAGGTCTCGTCCGTCTCGGCGTAGGCGTACGGGTCGGGGCACAGGAACGTGAGGTCGAAGGTGCAGGAGTTCCGCACGGCTTTGTCGAAGGAGAATCCGCCTTCGAGCCTTGCCCGGTACACGCGTCCGGGCTCCTTGTCGAGGATGAGGTCACAAAGGCCGTTGTCCGGGTTCAGCCATGCGATGATCTCGTCCTTCCGGGCGAGGAACTCCTCGTCGGTTTTCCCGGGCGGGATGAAGCAGGAGATCTCGATCTTGCGTTCGCCGATGGTCTCGCCGAAGTCGAATACGCCTTCTCGTCCCGGGACGGTGACCGTGTTGTTGGTGAAGTCCGGCATCCTGTTTTCCTTCGTCTGCCGTGTGGCGAGGCCGAAGCTCTGGGATGTCCGTCCGTTGAATCTGAATCCCATTTAGATCACCGTTCCTTTCGCGCGGCGGCTTCCCACGAGCAAGGTGTTTAGCTGCTGGGAGATTCTGCGGATGTCGTCGTCGCTCCTGACGCTCATCGTCTCGATGTTGATGAGCGGGCCGTTGCTGCCCGTGGAGGCGTCGCTCACGGCGTCGCGGATCATGGAGCGGAGCGAGCTGACTCCTACGACGGCCTCGTCCCCGGCCTCGCCTCCACCGAGCAGCGTGCCGTTCGACTGCCCGAAGATGGTCGCGTCCTTCAGGATCATGCCGCCTTCCATCGCCTTCTTGTACCAGGAGACGGAGAAGTGCGGGATGCTCGGCGGGTTCAGGCTGAAGCTTCCGGTTATGGAGAAGTGCGGGAGCTTGATCTTCGGCAGGCTCCACTTGAAGTTGAAGACGTTCTTGAGTTTCCCGACGATCCCGGAGACGAAGCTCCAGATGCCGTTGAACACGGAGGAGAACGTCCCCTTGATGCCGTTCAGGATTCCCGTGATCGTGCTCTTGATCGCGTTGAACGCGCCGGTGATGCCGCTCTTCATCGTGTTCACGACCGTCATAACGGCCGACTTGATGCCGTTCCATATCGACGTCACGACGGATTTCACGCCGTTGAAGACCGTGCTGGTCGTGGCCATGATGGCGTTCCACGCGGTGGAGACGGCGGTGCCGATCGCGCCCGCGACGGTGGTGATCACGGTCTTGATCGCGTTCCAGATGGTGCCGACCACGGTCTGGATTGCCGTGAGGACGGTGGTGATGACGGTCCTGTAGATGTTGAAGTAGGTCGTCACCACCGTCTGGATTGCCGTGAAGATGGTCGTGAGGAACGACGCGATGCCGTTCCAGATGGTCTGGATCACGGTGCTGATGGCGTTCATGACCGTCTCGACGACGGTCCTGATGCCGTTCCACGCGCCGGAGAGGAACGTGCCGATCCCGTTCACGGCGGTGGTGAACACGGTGGTGATCGCCGTCCAGATCGTGGCGAAGAAGTCCTTGATCGCGGTGAACACCGTGACCGCCACTTGCTTGATGTTGTCCCAGAGGCCGGTCCAGAAGTCCCGGAAGCTCTCGCAGTTGTTCCACAGGTAGATGAACGCGGCGACGAGAAGCCCGATGGCGGTGATGACGAGTCCGATCGGGTTCGCGGCCATGGTCGCGTTGAGTCCCGTCATGACGGTCTTCACCGCTGTGATCGCCGAGGTGACCTTCGGGATGACGGTGAGGATCGCGCCCACCGATGTGATCAGCTTTCCGATGACGATGAGCACAGGTCCCACGGCCGCGGCGACGAGGGCGATCCTCACGATGGTCTCCTGCACGGGTCCGGGGATCTTGTTCCAGACGTCCGCGAACCTCTGGAGCGCGGCGGATATGTCCTGCAGGACGGGCTGGAGGACGGTCGCGAGGCTGTTTCCGATGTCGGCCCCGACTTCCTTCAGGGAGTTCAGGGTCATCTGGAACTGGTCGATCGGGTCGAGCGTCTCGTCGAAGGTGTCCTCCACGCTTCCGGAGAAGTCTCCGAGCGTGCCGGACAGGTCGTCGAGGTTGAGTTTCCCGCTTTGCACGGCGTTGTAGAATGCCGCGCCCGCCTTGCTTCCGAACAGGTCGTAGGCGGCCTGCAGCTTCTCGGTGTCCGATTTGTTGGAGCCCATCGTGTCGGAGAAGCCCTTCAGCGCGTCGTCAAGGGTCTTGCCGTCGTCCGCCGCGTTCTTCATGGCCTTCTTGAGACCGGCCATCGCCGTGGAGGTGTCAAGGCCGGACATCTCAACCATACCCATAAAGCCCGCTGCCTGCTGGGCGGTAAGGCCCATCTCCTTGAACTGGGCGGCGTTCTGGGACAGGTCGTTCGCCAGCGTGTCCATGGAGATCCCGGTCGCCTGCCCGGTGGCGTTGAGCGCGTCGAGGAGGTCGCCCGCATCATCCGTGGACTGTCCGAAGGCGTTCAGGACGGAGGAGACGTTGTCGACGGAGGTGGAAACGTCCGTGTCGTTGAGCTGGGCGAACTTGATGAACTTGCCGGACAGATCCTCAAGCGCCTGCCCGGTGAGCCCGAACCTCGTGTTGACCTCGCCGACGGCGGCGCCAGCGGTCTCGAAGTCCGTCGGGATCCGGGCCGCGAGGTTCTTGACGCTCTGCTGCATGTCCTCGAGCGCCTGCCCGGACGCGCCGGTTTTCTGCGTCACGATGTCCAGCCCGGAATCCACCTCGCCGAACGCGGCGAGGGAGGCCGCGCCGATGGCGGCGATGGGAGCGGTCACGCCCTTGGAGAGGGATTCGCCGACGCCGCTGATCTTGCCGCCGACCTCCTGCATCTTGGAGCCGGTCTCCTTCAGGGTCGCGGAGATGGAGGAGTCGGTGTTTTTCGCTTCCTTTTCGAGGTTCTTGAGTTCCTGTTCGGTCGCGACGATCTCGCGCTGCCATGCGTCGTACTGCTCCTGCGTGACGCTGCCGTTCCTGAGGCCGTCTTCCCTCTGGTCCTGCACGGACTTGAGCTGCGTGAGCTTGTCCTTGGTCTCCGTCACCGCCTGGGAGAGCAGTTTCTGCTTCTGGGCGATGAGCTCGGAGTTGGTCGGGTCGAGCTTGAGGAGCTTGTTCACGTCCTTGAGCTGGGACTGGGTGTTCCGGATTTCCTTGTTGACGCCGGACAGCGCCTTCGAGAGGCCGGTCGTATCGCCGCCGATCTCGACCGTGATGCCTTTGATTCTGTCAGCCATACGCTGCCTCCTTCCTTAGAATCTGTCCATCTGCTCCTGTGTCGCGATCTCCGGGTAGTCCCAGTCGTCGTTCGACATCTCCGCGTACATGTCGTTGACGGTGCCGATCGTCAGAAGATCGAGCTCCGAGATGGATAGCCCGATCTGCACGCAGCGGAGCAGGAAGAGCGGGGTCGTCATTTCCCGCTCGGTCGCCTGCCGTTTTTTTTAGCGGTCACCTGCTGTTCGGTATTGAGCCCCCACAGTTCGATGATCTGCGGGAGGATCTCGTAGATCGAGAACGTGCCGAACTCGTCCAGCCATTCCTCCGGGGTGTCCGGCACGGTCTTGTCCGCGTGCTTCGCCATGAGCCACGCGATGTTCTCGAACAGCTCGAGGCTGAACGTGTCGAGTCTGGAGTTCTCGGCGTCGCCCTCGTCGATGCCTTTCTGCAGCTCGCTCAGGTCGCGGTAGATGTCCCGGTGGAACTTGTTCCGGTAGAGCCTCGGGATCGCGGCGGACGCGCGGAACGTCACCTGCCTGCCGTCAACGTCGATGGTCTTTGTCACTGCCATAACCGTTCACCTCACTCGCCTGCGCCGCTCGTGGACGAGGAACCCGCGGATGAGGATGCGGCGGTCGCGGAAGGCTCGTAGACCTTGTCGTACCATGCGTTGTACACGGCGTCGGTGGTGTTCGTGCCGGTCTTGACCTTCACAAGTCCGGACGGCAGCGGGGACACGGTGAGGGAGAGGGTCTCCGTCTGCACGTCCGTGGAGTCCTCCTTCGTTGAGCCGGACACGGACGGGCGGGTCGCCGAACAGTAGTACATGCAGTGGCGGATCTTCCTCTGGTCGCCGGAGAACTCGAAGAGGAGCGCGAAATGCTCCGGCTCCACGTCCTTGTTTTCGGCGATGACGCCGTTGGCGTCCTCCGTCTCGTGCATCACGTCCGTGAGGAAGCTCTCCGGGATGAGGGCGAGTTCGAAGTCGCCGGAGTAGCCGTTGTTGTTCGAGACCATGTAGTACACGGAGTCGTCCGCGTAGAACGGGTCGTTGTCGCCCTCCGCGTCAAGGGAGAGCGATACCGCGCCGGGCATGGCGACGGGCGTGCCGAACGAGGCCGTGCCGTCCTCGGCGAGCGTCGCGATCGCGTAGTGGCAGTTCTTGAGGCCGAACTTGACCTTGTTTTTCTTGTTAGCCATGGCTGTTAACCTCCTATGATCTGTGTCTGGTACAGGACCTCGTACATCCGCTCCTCAGCGATCCACACCTCCGATTTCTCGTAGGGGAGTTCATGCGCGGCGAGGATGTCCTCGATCCGTGTCTCCGTATCGGGGTCCTTTTTGTCCGTGTAGAGCTCGATGTCGAGCTCGTCGATCTTCTGGAAGACCGTGTCGTCCGCGAACAGGTTGTCGCTTCCCGGGAAAAGGAAGCAGATGAAGGGCGGGTCCGGGGACTCGCCTTCCGCGAAATGGTCGTAGGCCAGAGGAAGATCTGCTTCCTCCAGCATCTCTACGACATCGTCATAGGTCATGAGGCACCTCCCAGTTTCTGCTTTATTGTTTCCACAAGCTGCTTCTCGCCTTTTTCTTCCGCCGCCGCGATGTGCGGCCGTGCGGCGACCCTTCCTCCGCCTCGCTTGGCGTGGCCGTGTTCGAGCAGGTGGGCGATCTGGTAGCGGTTCCTCGAGTGGACGACGAGGTCGATGGATTCGGAGTCCTCGTGGACGTTCTTCACGGACCACGATTTCTTGTATTTCCCGGTGTCCACCGGGGCGTTGTCCTGGATGTCCTTGCGGACGGATTTCGCCGTTTCCTTCACGGCGTCCTTCAGGTCGTCCGCCGCGAGGTCCGCGTATTTCCCGAGCTCCTCCATGATGGCGGAGTCCATGTCGTCGATCGAAGTGTTCCTGCTCATGCGCCTTTCTCCAGCTTGCAGTTGAATTTGATCGAGTTGCGTTTGTATCCCATCGGGTTCACGTAGGTGATGTTGTAGGTCTTGCCTTCGGCGAGGATCCTGTATTTCGTGGATTCGACCGCGGCGAGCTCGGAGCACCAGCGGCAGGTGAAGTCGAGGGACTCCTCGGGGCTGATGATCTCGCCGCTGGATTCGGTGCCGGTCTGCGTGCCGATGGTGGCATGGCATGTGAAGTAGTCCGTCCATGCCGGGGTGTGGTTCCCGTACTTGTCGACCGTGACCGTGTTCTTCTGGAAGGTCACGGGGACGCGGAGGGCGGCGATGTTCATCAGAAGTCCTCCTTCCTGACGCCGAAGAGCAGCGCGCGGAGCGTGAGGTTCAGCTGGCTGTGGTCCGCCTCCTCGCGGTGCTCGTAGAGGTACGCCACGGTGTAGAGGATGGCGATGCGCATGCGGATGAGGATCTTCTCCTCGCTTGCCTCCCGTTCCTCGTCGGAGAAACGGGCGATGTCCTGCACCATGGCGGTCGCGGTCGCGATGAGGTTCCTGATCAGCTCGTCCTCGTCGGAGGAACTGACCCTGAGATAGGTTTTCGCTTCGTCAAGCGTTACTTCCATAAGGCACCTCCATAAGGGAAACGGGCACCTCCGGAAGGACCGGAGATGCCCGCGTGATGGTCAATGCGTGGGTCAGGCGGATGCCTTGACGGAAAGGCCGCGCACGGCTTCCGGCAGGATGAGCTTGCCGTCGACTCTTTCGGAGGCGAGGAAGCCGATCTGCCCGTTCGCGGCGTACAGTTCGGACAGGCGCTTGAAGGAGCGTCCCTGACGGTCGGCGATCCAGTAGTAGGAGAAGTCGCCGAACAGGATCGGCACGTTCCCGGCTGCAAGCTCCGGTGCGTAGATGCTCGTCCGGTACGGGCGGTTGAGGATGGTGTCCGGCTGGCCTGCGACCACGCTCGGCTGCCAGATGTAGTTCCCGTTGCCGTCCTTGATCTTGCGCAGCGCCTTGACGGTGGAGTCGTTCAGGATCCACACCGCGCGGTTGCGGTACACGCTTCTCAGGGAGTGGAACACGTCCATGATCTGGTCGAAGGTGATGCTTGTGTTCGCGATCTCCGTGGTCGCGCCGCTGGTTGCTTTGACTTTGGTGAAGACGCCCTCCGGTTTCTTCTGGCCGTCGCCGACGAGGAACGCCTCCTCCTCGGCGGCTCCGATGCGGCGTGCGAACTCGGTGGAGATGTAGCTCTCCAGGTCGAAGACGGAGTCGTTCATCAGCTCCTCGGACACCTTGATGGCGGTGCCGAGCTTGTATGCGGAGAGCGTGATCTGGTCGAAGGTCTCGTCGGATTCCGGGTACAGGCCGTTTTCCTCCATCCAGCTCGCCGTCCCGTGGGATGCGACGATCGGGATGGTGTGCGTGCCGTTGTCGGTCTGGATGACGTGGGCGAGGGAGCGGAAGAAGTTCTCGTCGGTGAGCGCCTGTACGAGCTGCTTCTCGTATTCGTCCGGGACGAGGTAGCCGCCGTTCGCGTCGGTCCCGGCCTCGAGGACGTTCTTGACGTCGTACCAGTTGCGCTTGCGGATGCTGTCCCAGAACGCGGTCTTGTACGCCTTGGACGCGATGCCCGGCTTGTCGTCCGGCTCGTCCTTTGCGCCCGGTTTCCCGGTGAGCGGCGCGGAGGTCGGCTGGGAGAGCATCTTGTCGATCTGCTCCTGGCGCTGCAGGCGCTCGATGTCGTGTGTGAGGTCGGTGACCTCTTTTTCCATCCTGTCGTAGGTGGCGGCGTCCTCCGCGGACACGTTGCCGCCGTTGTCGGAGTGGGTGTCGAGGAAGTTCTTCGCGGCGTCCCACGCCTTGGCTCTTTTTTCCATAAGGTCCATGATCTTGGTCATTTCGGATTCCTCCATTTCATTTCAGTGGCTGAGAAGCGACAGGCGCTTCCTGAGGTCGGCGGCCTTGATGGCCGGTTTCGTGTCTTTCTGCATGGGTGTGCGTTTCGGGATGAGCCTGGAGAGAAGCGAGTCGGTGACGGCCTTTCGTGAGAACAGCATCCCGGTCTCCGTGCCGTCGTCCGTTTCCTTGTCATCCTCCCCGGAAGGCTCGGTGCCGTCCGAGAAGAGGATCTCGTCCGCGAATCCGAGCTTCTTCGCCTCCTTGGCGTTCATCCAGGTCTCGGCGTCCATGAGCTTTGAGATCTTGTTCCGGGACAGCCCGGACTTGATCTCGTAGGCGTTCATGATGCTTTCCTTGACCTCGGAGAGCATGTCGATGGCCTTCTGCATCTCCTCGCTGTCGCCGATCGCGATGGTCGCGGGGTTATGCACCATGAGCATCGCGACGGGGCTCATGCAGACCCTTGTCCCGGCCATCGCGATGACGGATGCGGCGGATGCCGCGAGCGCGTCGATCTTGACGGTCACGTCGTACGGGTAGTCCATCAGCATGTTGTAGATCTGCGCGGCTGCGAAGACGTCCCCGCCGGGCGAGTTGATCCAGAGGGTGATGTTGCCTTTGCCGGAGTTCAGCTCGTCCTTGAAGGCCCGTGGGGTAATCTCGTCGCCGTACCAGGTCTCATCGGAGATCTCCCCGTCGAGGTAGAGCGTGCGGTCGGATCCGAAACTGTCCGGTGTCGCGTTTCGCGCCCATCGCCAGAATTTTCTTGTCATAGGGGTTTCCTCCTTTCCCGGAGCCGGTTGCCTGGCTCCGGTTGTTCCTGTGGCTCTTCTGTCTGTTCTTCCTGTGATTCACCTTGTTCCTCCGTTTCCTTAGGCGCCGTGGCGGCGAAGATCCCGGCGTCCTCGAGCTTGGTCATGTTGCCGTTGATGAGGTACAGGTCCCCGCCTTCCTCGGCGGGGATGCGGTCGAGGTTCTCGAGCTCTCGGATGTCGTTCGCGCTCATCCAGCCGTTCTGGCGTGCGGTGGCGTATCCGTTCATGCGGCTCTGGTAGTCGCCTCGGAGAAGCCCGTCCACGTTGAATTTGAAGAAGTACTCCTTCTTCTCGTCGGGGCGCAGGAGCGCCCTCCGCATGGACTGCTCCCAGCGGGAGACCCATGGATCGAGCGTGTATTTCACGAATTCCAGGGACTGCTGTTCGATGTTGCTGAACGAGCTTTTCTCAAGGTCGCCGATCATGTGGGGCGGGATGCGGAAGATCCTCGCGATCTCGTCGATCTGGAATTTCCTTGTCTCGAGGAACTGCGCCTGCTCCGGGCTGATGCTGATCGGCGTGTATTTCATGCCTTCCTCGAGGACCGCCACCTTGTTGGAGTTGGCGGAGCCGCCGAAGGCCGTGTTCCAGCTTTCCCGGACGCGCTCCGGGTCCTTCACCACGCCGGGGTGCTCGAGGATTCCGCCGGGCGTCGCGCCGTTTGCGAAGAACTTTGCGCCGTACTCCTCGCAGGCGATCGACATGCCGATGCTGTTTTTCGCCATCGCGATGGGCGAGTAGCCGACGAGCCCGTCGAAGCCGAGGCCGGGGATGTGGAGCACGTCATACGGGGAGAGCCTGACGAGGCTTCCGGTCATCGTGTGCGCCTCGTCCTGCGAGGTCTGGTATTCGTAGTAGAGCTGCCCGTTCTTGTCACGGTCGACGGTCATGCGGTTCGGCATGAGCGGGTAGAGCGCGACGACCTCGCCCTTGCCGTTCCTGATGATCTGCGCGTAGGCGTTGCCCCACAGGAGCAGGTGCGTCATGAGCGTCTCCCGGAAGACGAAGCTCGTCATCTCGGGGTTCGGCTCGTCGTGCAGGAGCTCGTAGAGCGGGTGGTCGATGGCTTTCTCCTTGCTGCCGTTTTCCGTGTATCGGTACAGGTGAAGCGGGAGCCCCGCGATCGCCTCGGACAGGATCCGGACGCAGGAGTAGACCGCCGTCATCTGCATGGCGGAGCGTTCCGTCACCGTCTTGCCGGAGGCGGTCCCTCCGAAGAAGAACCGGTAGCTGCTTCCGGCAGTGGAGTCCGTCGGCTTGTCGCGGCTTTTGAATATTCCCTTGAATATGCCCATGGGCTTATCCTCCGTGTGTTTCAGATAAAAAGAATGCCGCGGCTGTCATAGACGGACTCGGCATTGTCGTTTCCCATGCGGATCGCACGGTCGAGGGCCATGATGGTGGCGACCGCGCCGTCGATCTTCTCCGTGGATTTCTCCTTGTCGGCCTTGATGTTCCCGGCGGGATCGGTCCGGATGTAGATGTTGTCCATCATCCAGCGGAGGACCGGATGCCCGCCGTGCGCGATGCGCCTCTCGAGGACGAGCTTCATGAGCTCCTTGGTGGGCGGGCTCATGTCCTTGAAACCCTGTCCGAACGGGACGACGGTGAAGCCCATGCCCTCGAGGTTCTGCACCATCTGGACGGCTCCCCACCGGTCGAAGGCGATCTCGCGGATGTTGAACCGCTCGCCCAGGCGTTCGATGAACTTCTCGATGTAGCCGTAGTGGATGACGTTCCCCTCCGTGGTCTGCAGCACGCCCTGCCTCTCCCACAGGTCGTAGGGGACGTGGTCGCGGCGGACCCGGAGGTCGAGCGTGTCCTCCGGCACCCAGAAGTACGGGAGGACCACATACCTGTCGTCCTCGTCCCGCGGAGGGAACACGAGGACGAAGGCGGTGATGTCGGTCGTGCTGGAAAGGTCGAGCCCGCCGTAGCAGACGCGTCCCTCGAGGTCGTCCTCGCTTACCGGATAGTCGCAGGCGTCCCACTTGTCCATCGGCATCCAGCGGACGGACTGCTTCACCCACTGGTTGAGGCGGAGCTGCCGGAAGGCGTTCTCCTCGCCGGGGTTCTGCTTCGCGGACTCGCAGGCCGCCTTGACCTTGTCGACGCCGACCGTGATGCCCAGGCTCGGGTTCGCTTTCCTCCAGACCTCCGGATCGGTCCAGTCCTCGGACTCGTCCGCGCCGAAGATGACCGGGTAGAACGTCGGATCGTGCTTCCTGCCGTTCATGATGTCGAGCGCCTTCTCATGCTGCTCATAGCAGATGGAGTGCGTGTCGTTCCCGGCGGTGGTGATGAGGAAGAACAAGGGCTGCATCCTCGCGTCGCCGGATCCCTTGGTCATGACGTCGAACAGCTTCCGGTTCGGCTGCGTGTGCAGCTCGTCGAAGATGACGCCGTGCGTGTTGAACCCGTGCTTGTTCGCGACATCCGCGGACAGCACCTGGTAGAAGCTGTGCGTCGGCAGGTATTCGAGCCGCTTCTGCGATTCGAGGATCTTCACGCGCTTGGAAAGCGCAGGGCAGAAACGCACCATGTCGACCGCGACGTCGAACACGATCTTGGCCTGGTTCCGGTCGGCCGCGCAGCCGTACACCTCGGCGCGCTCCTCGTTGTCCCCGCAGGTCAGGAGCAGCGCGATCGCGGCGGCAAGCTCGCTCTTTCCCTGTTTCTTCGGGATCTCCACGTAGGCGGTGTTGAACTGCCGGTATCCGTTCTCCTTGATCACGCCGAAGAGGTCACGGACGATCTGCTCCTGCCAGTCGATGAGCTCGAACGGCTTCCCGGCCCATGTGCCCTTGGTGTGGCAGAGCTGCTCGATGAAGAGCACCGCGTAGTCCGCGAGCGTCTCATCGTAGTGGGAGGTCGGTTCCATGAACCGCGTCGTCCTGTAATCCTTGAGCTTCCGCATTGCCAATGGGTGTCCGCCTCCTTCCGGGGCAAAAGAAAAGACCGCCGGGGCGGTCTGCAAAATGAATCTGTTTCGGTACGAGAGCAAGAGCCTTGCCGGCTCTGCTTTCGGGATGTCCAAAAATCCGGGTGGCGCCTAGTTGTACTGCTTCAGGAGAGCCGCGTAGGCGAGCTGGCTTGCCTCGTCCTCGGGCTCGATGTCCCAGCCTCTGTCGTAGTTTGCCGCGACCGTTCCGTTGATCTTAATCATGAGTTTGGAAATCTTGCCTTTGTTGAGACCGTAGATCCAGCTGGGCTCGTCATAGTGCTTTACCCAATAGTGGCAGGCTGTGTATTTGTTCTTGTCAGCCGCATCCCGAAGTGGGTGCAGCGTTCCTTGACTCTTACGATTCCGTCCAGCGTGCAGCCGAGATCTTCGAACCTTGCAATGGTTTCGATGAGGCTTGAAAAGGTGGAGCTGATGGTGAATTCCTTCACGCCAAGCCTTCTGCAGTCTGCAAGGATGGTTTCAATATCCTCGTCCCAGATGACCTCGGCGAAGTTCGGCAGCTCGTTCCCGGCATCCTTGCTGTAAAGGTAAGCCTGCGCAAGTGTCCACTGCACTCCGATGTCGCTCCATTTCATTCCGGTCTTTGCGTTTTCAATCGCTTCAATTGTGTACTTCATGGTGGTTCCTCCGTTTTCTTTTTGTTTCCCTTTCGGTATGTACATATATCACTCTGAAGCCCTTTATTAGCAAGCAATTCAGGCAAAATATATGTGACAATCCTGCGGAAAAATCACAGGGCCAAACTGTGTATTTTAGCCTTCGCCGGTCAGGATGAAGTGTGCATATTCTGACCGGTGATCTTCGAGGTAGAGAACCAGTTCATAGAAGTCACGCTCATAGGCAAGGCGCTGAACCATGCCAATGTCAAACATGTTGGTAAGGCCGGTATCGCGGATGGCAAGAATCTGTTCTTTGATTTTCTGTTCCATGTCAATCTGCCACCTTCCGGACAAGGTCGACTCCGTAGATTACATTGAGGCCGGAGCGGTTGTCCCAGTTTACGAGGAGGGAACCGGTATCATCAATCCCGGTCACCGTTCCTTTGGTACCGATGGGCGGTGCCTGCACATCGTCCATCTGAAGAAGCTCCACACGTGTGCCAGCAGGATACCGGGAGCGGAGAGCGTCAAGCTCATTTTGTCTGATCATTCGCATGTTGCCGCCTCCTTGTCCGGAGCGCCGTTCTTCCAGCTGGAGTTGCCGGAGAGGTTCTTTAA